AGCCAATCATTATTGGGATCAACATAATAAGTATCCACCTTAAATGCTGTTAATGGTCTGTAAGACATCAGAAGCATACCATAATAAAATGGAGACGCACTGATCTGGATCTTCACTTTCAGATCACCTCGGAAAAAAGAATAGTTATTCAACTTGTTCTTAACAGAGGGAGTTTGAACCCAATCACCCCATAAACCGAAGTTGACCTTCGACCCGATCGTATCTGATTCGTTCCAAGTAAAGGTTTGAACCTTAACAGGACGAGATAAGAAACTCGATATGTATGTGTTAGACGTAGTATTGTGTAACGTCTCTCTGGCTGGGGGCCCGGTTGGCGAAAGTTCTTGTCGCTCCAAAAAGCTAACTAATCCTTCCACATTTGTTTCAGCTTCATGTTTAGTATCATCAGTTACCACCTCAGCGGATTGTGACGCCCACAAACTGAAACCGACATGTGCGTAGCGATTATACTCCTCTCCATCATCGCTACTAGATGAAGAGACCGAACGCACGGGGTTCGGAACCGACACATGCTCTGGTGCAAGTGTACAACATACGGACTTTACTCGGAGCCCGCCACCTAAAAATGTTTGACCTATCTGTTCATACATCCCTTCGGCGGATAAAACCTCGGGACGGTTTAAAGTTGTCTCTTCGCATACGAGTGGAATTGCGTCAACCACAAGGCTTTGGGGGGTGTGCTCCCGTAAGGAGAATTTCATTGCATTCTCCACATCGTTGTATTTCATCCAAAAATCATATACTAAGTCATAATAATTGGGAAAAGTGCTGTCACACACCCAGGATTTGAGACCACAATCCTCTACAAGACGATGAAAAAATCTTTGTTTTTCCTCAAAGATATGTTTCCCATAGAAAAAATATTCTCTTTGAGCGGTCTCTATTACACGAATGGCGTGAGCTTCAGCTGCCATGTTCTCCTTCGGAAGTCTCGCGGTAAGCATCTTATGAAAAGATGATTCATCCAATGGAGCAACAATGCATCCTATATCACTGTCGAAACGAAACGCCCTCTTTAAAAAGGTCGTATCATCAATGTGAATAAAGGGAATACTTTCTGCTTCCTTCTCAGCCATAGTGTACTCCACACCAATGCATTTCATAGCTAAAGCTATCCTTGTATGATTAAAGTTGGGGCAATCTAAGCTCACCCCCATGATATTGTCATCGCCATATGTAGCTAATCTCACATTATCCTGAAAGCTTTCCAAAGGCTTCCCGGAAATAAGTAAATATGCATATCTCATATAGAGACTATTTACAAGACAATTTATGATAACGGTGAGAGGGTGTCCCGAAGGATTCCCCTGAATCTCAATAAGATCACCGTCGAAATCAATACAAGGAAAAGCAGTGTCTTGTGCAATACATCGAATGTATCTCAGATCCTCATCTGGCCAACCAGCTGCTTTGGATAAACGCTCTAAAATATTAAATGCAGACAAGATAAATGGAGCGGCCATGCGCTTATCAAACTTACCATAATCACCTGCAATCATTCTGTCTTTACCAAAAACAGTAAGATGTTCATAGAGATCTCTCCACTCTGTGGATTGAGCAACAACACCGGGCATAGCTTCAAAAATGAATGGATTGTTCTGAATCAATCTGATATGCGATAA